GTTTGAGCGGCGTTGAACGTAACTGTCGATCCGACAGTAAAAGTGGTTCCTGACAAAGTTATAGGTTTAAGTTGTCCATATCGAGGCGAAAGATTCTCGCGGAAACCTAGAATTGTCTTTTGTCCAACAGGATCATAAACTGCACGAAGGTTCCTAAGATTAGCCGAAATAACAGTTTCAGGAGTAGAAAAACTGACCGCGTTGCCTGAAATTGTTCCAATTGTAGCTTGGCAATAATCACTAACATAAGCGTTTCTGTAGAAAACTAAAACAACTTGATTGTCGCTATCATACGAACATGCGGTATCCCATGTGCTTGAAGCTGTAAACTGAACGACAGTGCTAAAGTTTACGCTTGTACCACTAATGGTTGCTACAACACCTTTTCCATAACCGTCTGATTGGTTATCATCTCTGAAAGCAAGCAAAAAACGTGCAGCATTGGTATCATATGCCAAGTCATAATTGCTACAGTTGTAGGCCCAAAATGTTGCTGGGCTTCCAAAACTTATAGATGTACCTGAAACAGTACCAACTATGGCCTCACCAAACGCACTGTTTTTATTATACATAATTAGGCATTTGTTAGTGTTTGTGTCAAAATCTATCAAAGGCTCATAAGTATTTGCACTCTCAAAAACAACAGGTGTTCCAAAAGATATAGACGTGCCGCTAACAGTTCCTACAATGGCTGTCCCATAATTTGAGTTTCCACTATCTTGATAGGAAATTACAACCTTCCCAGCATTGCTGTCAAAAGTTGCCCCCATTCTATTGCTTATAGCAGCACTTTCAAAAACAACAGGTGATCCAAAACTAATAGAGTTGTTTGAGGGGTCTACATCGCCAACACAAGCTGTTCCATAGTTAAGGTTGTCATCATCGGAATAAACAAAAACAACTTTATTATTTGTGCTATCATAGGCAGAGGTATGCTGACTTGTATTACCACTTTCAAATTGAGCCTTAGACCCAAACGCAGGATTCACAATAGTCTCAGACACCGCCTCAACAGTGCCATCCGATTTTATAATGACCGTATCACCATTAGCCAGTGTACCAGAGGCCACGGCCCTGATCTGTGCATCCTGTTGGACGTTGCCTATAGTTTTCACGACAACTCTCCTTATGAGATTTCTTCGTAGCTCACTATCACTTCAAGGTCGTTTGCAGTGCCAGCAGTTGCTGTGATTGAGCGGTCTTCTTCAAGATACAAAGATGTGTTCTTATCCAAGACAACCATTGAAGAGTCTGCCGCAACAGATGCTGTAGAGATCAACGAGTATGCTGTACCGCCGCCTGCTGCCGCGCTATGGACATCGATAGTGATATCACATGCGTTTGTGCCATCGACGTTTGCAACCTGAATCATGTTGATCTTATATACCGCGTTGCTCGAAGCTGCGTTACTTACAAGTTGTGTTGCTGAAGTTGTAGAAAGCGCGACAGTGGCGGTCTTGCCTGTGATCGTGCTTACATTTACGATATTTGGTGCAGCCATTCTCTAGCCTCCTTTACCCAAAAACGATAGCCATAGCTATGGCCTTACCAGTTGAAATCCCAGCACTACCAAAACTAATAGTACCACTTCCGTTTGTCACCAACGCCTGACCATTTGTACCGTCAGAGGTTGGCAATGTCAGCGCATCTACGAATCCTTGTAGGTTTGCATCATACGCTAGAACATCTGATCCAATCGCAACACCCAAGTTTGTGCGCGAGGTAGCAGCGTCATTTACATCTGATAAGTTGTTTGCTGCTTCTAGGAATGTTGTGAGATCAAAGGTCGCTGAAAGGTTTACAACCTGTGCGCCAGCACCTGCACCATCACAGTAGATGATCGCGCTTTCACCATTAGGGATTGTAACGTTTCCGCCAGAACCTTGTGTGAATACAGCACTTTGACCTGATCCGTTCTTAACAAAGTAAAGTTTCTGCTGATCGTTTGGCGTTACCGTGATGGTGTTTGTGCCAGATGGCGATCCGCCAAGAACCAAGACTTTATACTGACCATCAGACAGAGAACCATCTGTAGTCGTCAAAGTATGTGTTGTGCCTGAAAGGGTGATCGCACCTACGCCGCCAGTAAGTCGGTCTACGATCTGTAAGTTTACGTTCGTGGTATCGCCCCATGTGCCAGACTGTTCGCCATTGGCGATCAGTTCAATACCACTGTTTACTGTGTATGTACTAGCCATGAAGCATTAACCTCCGTCACGGTCTAATTTCAATATACTCTTTTGTTCTGTTTGGTGCAATCTCTGTCCATGCTGCCGTTTGACCTGGAACTATTCTTCCCCAAACTGTAACTCCTCTTGGGCCTAGCAGTCCAGTTGCCTCTACCCCCGTGACAGGAACATCGACCCCCGTACCTCCCGTAACAGTAACAGAACCTACGCCCGTTGTCACCTCTATGCCTGTTACTGGAACTCTTATGCGTGGGGTAACGACAACACCGTTAACTTCCCCAGTCATACCTATGTCATCACCTACAGGCTGACTCCAAGTCCCTGAACCCCAAAGACTTCTGCCCCAACCCGATGCAGACGATGCTGTGATGTAAACTGTTTCGTTTAGAATCAGGCCGTTTACAATACCTGTAGCTTCCAATCCTGTGACTGGGATATTCGGTGCATCTCCAGAAACAGAAACATCATTAACAGCCGTTGACGTTTCAACCCCAGTAGGCGTTACGGAAGAATCTCCGACTACATCTGGGTTGTTTGCTGCGCCAGAACTTGAAACACCTGTGACATTAACGCCTACACCTGCACCTTCAGATACGGTTACAGTGCCTACATTCCCTGATGCCGCTATCCCTGTTGTTGGTGCTTCCGCATCCCCAATAACTGTTGGACTTCCAATCTCACCTGTAGAATCAACACCTGTAACAAGGACAACAGTTGCGCCGTTTATAGAAACCACGCCTACATTGGTTGTGGCACCTGCGCTGTTTATAATAGGAGCAAGCTCTCCTACAGACATAATAGCAGACAAACCAGTAACAGGGACATCTGTTGCGCCCGATGCTACAGCAGTTCCAACCGCTGTTGTTCCTTCTATACCTGTAAGATTTAAAGAAGAATCACCAATGACAGACGGATTGTTTTCCTCACCCGTTGCCTCAAGACCAGTGACATTAACTACGGCTTGGTTGAGTACAGTAACAGAACCAACATTACCTGTTGCATCAACACCAGTAGACGGGACAGACGCAGCACCAGTAATAGATACTACACCTACACCTTCAAGAGCAGAGACACCCGTAACTGCAATGTTAGGGGCATCTCCACTTACCGTTACCGAACCAACTTGACCACTAGAAGAAACCCCAGTGACCTCTACAGGTAAAGGGGTACTCCAAGCACCTTCAGACCATGTGCCACGACTCCAGCCGTTTATGTTCGCCATGACTGGTCACCCCGCCTAAAAAGTTAGGCGATACGGATGATAGCGTTACTTGCGTCAGCCGTTGGGAATACAATCTGGAAGTCACCAGATGTAGATGTTTTGTCTGAGCCAAAGTCTAGAACAACTACAGTTGGATCACCTGCTGCGGAATCATTATAGATCAATGCACCACGAGCAGTGATTGTTGCAGAAGTAAATGTAATATCTGCAAAATCGGTGAATGCAGTTGTGCCAGAAGTTGTTGGTGTGACATTAGTCAACGCACCGCCACCAGCAGTATAAGAACCAGAGTTCGATACTTCGTTAGTTGCTGTGTAAGCTGTGGTTGCAGCGTTGAATGTCGCGCTGTTTGTGTACAAAGCCAACTTGAAGGTGTTACCTGTTGAGTTTGTAAAATTGTGTGTCGCTGTCATAAGTTCAGACTTGAACGACGTACACATATAGTTTCCAGTAAAGGCCATATTAAAGTCTCCTTATGAGTTCAGCCAGTTCGGGATGCCCCGCATCATTAAGTGCATTATACACAGATGTGCGGTCACTGCGAATAGCTTGACGCATATAATATGCAACAAGCGTCTCAATGTGCTTTTGAAAAGCACGAGCCTGATCTCTGATGGCTGGGGGAGCTTCATCAGATACAGATACAATTTTCTGAACGCATTGCTCAGAAAGTTCTTCTGGAGATAAACCACGATTCTCTGTTGTGTTAACCAACACAACTTGTTCATCACGGGGTACGTTTAACTCAAACTTAAACATTATTGTTTAGCCCTTATTACTTTACCTGTGCGGTATTCATCCGTGGTTTCTTTCGCTTCTCCAAGTAACTTGATTCCAACTAAGGCTTCCTGGAAGCGTGAATTGTACATGTTCATAACGTCTGGATCGCCCTTCATGTACACGTATGCTTCGATCAAACTACCATAAAGCAACGCTAACTCTGCATTTTCACTCAGCCAAGTAGTACTATTATCGTTTAATGTAGAGTCAGTGATACTCAGCGGACGATAAAAATAGTGCAGTTCTGCTGTATATTCCGCGTCTGGAGTCGGCCCTAAGATAAAATAATCTATATCGAACTGACCGTAATACTTTGGTTCTCCAGTAGTGGTGGGATCAGGAGTATATGTTTGAATAAAACTAGGATCCTTAAACTCCACAAAGAACTTATCGCCGTCTGTCCCCGTCATACTTAGCGAAAACGGAGCCAAGAAATCAGACGGAACCGCCAGGTATTGAAACCCCGTATCTGTAGATGCAGTGGCATTTTTACGAAACAAGCTAAGTTGGACACTTTTTAGAATACGCTCCTCTGCGGATCGAATAAACACGGGAAGATTGTTCACAAAAGACGTTTCATCATTTTCTGTGAAATCTTGAATAGCTTGTTTAAGTTGTCCGTATGTAAAACTCATGTCGTACTCACTGTAACTGTTCCAACTGAACCTGTCATTAGTAGTCTATTCGGAGTCAAATCACTATCAGAAGGACCACCGACAGGATTCCAACTCCACTGAATGCTTCGCTCTTCCTCTAAATTAGGCTCTGGTCTAGGATTTCTCAGTGCTTGAGGGTCCGGCCCCACCTTGGGGGGAAACAATTGTGGGTGCTTTGGTTCATACTCATCAGGGCCAACGAGCGCACCTGTCCACTCAAGTCGCATATCGCGTAAACGATAGCGGCGACCTGACCGATCAGATATTCCCCAGGCATGTTTTCCCGATGCGTATGCCATTAGACCCTCAAGTACTGAATGCTAGGCTGTAACTTCAGTGGAGTACGGCCTTCATCTTCATCTGCTGCACGTTGGAACTCTTCTTCATACACAACTTTTAAAAGTTGCGCTCTTTCCGGCGCACGTTTCATAGACACGTAATATGCTAACCCCGCCACCATACAAGGATAGAAACGAAAAGGCATATCAGTAGTATTAACCAAAGCATCTGCGTCCTCGATTCTGCGAACATAGTAGTAAACGATTTGATCCGTAGAGTTTTCTGGAACAGACCACAGGTTAATCACCGGATCTATCTGCCGATCAAAGTAAAACTGACTGGGTCTACCCTGCGTGGTTTTGTTTGGTAGAGTTAAATATTCTCCACGACTAATCCGTTGTATTTCATAGTCCGTATTGTCTCTACGAAGAACCATTTCCAGAACATCAACAACATCAGATGTAAGCGTTTCTTGTGCTTGCCCCTGCGTTAACGTGATGGTTCCTTCGTTAACCGTCCACAAGTTAAGACCACGATTAGCCCATTCAGCAAACATAATGTTTAAAGACCGACGCGCTGTTCGTGCGTCATAGCCAGTGCGAACTTCGAGGCCACAGCGTTCATACGCCTCCTCGATGATCTCACCGACATCCATGTTGAAATCGCGGGAACCTGATGTTGTCATTGTATCAACTCATGTGTGGGTTTTGATTGGTCTTTTTCTCAACACAACCGCCAGATTTGTAGCGTGTAATCTTCCCGCCGTTCATGTAACCGCGAACTGCACCGCCGCCCATCATCTTTACGCGACCGCCGTATTTCATTTTACCAACGCCATCCGCAGCGTAGAACGGAACCATTTCTCCGTTCTTTTCAACCATTTTTAGTTTCTTAGGCATAGTAATCTCCTTTGTGCCACCATACTACGTTTTCAAACAGATGTCATTAAAACACCCGAACTGCTGTTGAGGGAACCCGTCCGCCGTTTTTTGCGTTCCAGCTAATTCTTTTTGACGACTTCTTTTTCTTCGCCGCAGATGTACACTGTGCCATAGTAGGGCGACAGGCCGGATAACTCTTACGCTTCTCACCCTTCTGACGACCACAAGGCTTGCCAGTCTTACAATCGACCCAACCCTTCCCGTCATTCTGGGAAAACCATTCACGTAATGAGTTCTTTTTCTTTGCCATCAGTACAGATTCGTCTCTTTACGACGACCCTCTTCGACAGAACCACAACCAAAGGCTATAATCCCGCCG